ACTTCTTCGTCGGAAAGTACCTGACAATATCCATTTAGGTTATTTTCGCATACCACTCTTTCCGGCTCTTTCTGCTGCGTTTCTGCAGCAGTCTGCGCTTGTCGAGTTTGCCAATATCCCCTATTCCACTCCAATTCCGATTCTAGCCGATCGATTGAAACGGAGAAGCAAGGTTTTTCTTCGTCACAAAATACAAAACGCTCATCCATCCGGTAAGCCTTGCCATCCCAGTGATTGTTAATGTATCGATAGTCAATGCTATTGACCGTGTGAAGATCCTCTCCGCTCTCAAACAAGGCCATGAAGAACCCTCTTACCATCTCTGAACGCGTCCACCCATAAGCGCCATCTGTACCCTTCTGTTCCAGTGTAAAATGATCAATTTCAGGTTCTGCATCCGGCAGTACTTCCCCGATCTCAAATTCCATGCGGATAGGATCAGGTGCCGGCGTAATCTCTGGTTCCGAATTCTCTACATAGTAAAATTCCATTTCATGTTCCGCCGCTTGTGGCTCTGGTTCTGGCTCCCGGAGATCTGCTTTGATCTCCCGTACTTCTTTGACCGTCATATCCGGCGTGACCAGCTGGCGTTCCTCCGGCTCCATTGTCAACATCTCAATCAGCAATGACTTACTGTATCCCTTGTAATCGTCCGCCAGCAGCGGGCTATATCCTTCGCGGGAAAATTCCTTATTGACGTTAATTGCCCGGGACACTGCAGATACTCCCATGCCAAACTGTTCCTTTGCCATATCTTCTACTGTCTGGTATCCGTCCTCCTGATACATGGCGTTGTCCCGGATATGGCGCAGATAGAAGCCGATGGCTATGTACTCCCGCTCTATCGTCGCCTTGCTGGTTGCTATGCTTATTTTTGCATCCTCGTAACTGGTATTAATCCACCATGCTACTGTCTCCTTGATTTGGGTATTCTCCACACACATCCTGCTTATCCTCCATCTTCAATAATGCCATGGCCTTCGCCTGTATCCGATTTCGTTCTTCCCGGATAGCTATTGGGATCCGGTTTTCATTTGCCTGCCGATCAGTCAGCTGGTTATAGATCATTCTAAAGTTTGCCCGGTCGGTCTCCTGATTCTCCGACATACAAAGATTTTGATATCCCAGTCGCTGTACACAAGTTCTGGTTAATTCATCCAGGGATTCCATTGCTTCGACTTCCCGGTAAGATCCGTACCGCCGGATCGAGTTTAAAACACTTCCCCAGGCTTCTCCCCAGTCAATAATCGGGGGGTATAACATCTGAGCAGCCTTTCCCTAATCTCCGAAATAGCGGGGGCAAATTTCAATGTAGAAGCAAGCTCTAATATGGCATTTTCACAAGTCATATAATCTAAGTCACCCAACATCTTAGACCAAATCTCTATTCCTTGTTCGCTATTCATTGCTGTAAATGTAGGCCATATAGTTTTAATCCCTGCCAGTAGCTTCAGCAGCTCTTCGTCTTGCATCTAACCACTCCTTTCCTACATTCACAGCCTGTTCAAGGCTTTTGTTTTGTCGCGGCTGTATTCGCTCATTTCGCTGCCGCTCTTCTTCCAGGGCTTTAAATACCCACCTTCTTATAGCCAAATTATGGTCCTGTGCCTTGTACCCCTTCATCTGGATATATTCATCGAGATAGGTGATGGCCTTCAGGGTTTCTAACTCCCCATAATCAGCAAAAAGCTTATCACGCTGGGGATCCGTAAGAAGAACATGAGAGTATTCGCCATACCGGTGTTTCTGACCGGCGGGAGCGGCGGCCTTGCCCGACGCAGCACTATGTTCTTCTTTCCTTTCCTTTGCTCTACTATCCTTTTCTTTACTATCCTTTACTTTACTTTGCGGATAAATTTTACAATCAATTTCATTTCTTTCCAAATTAACGCCGTTTCTTTCCGGTGATTGAGAACGAAAGGTAATTTTATTAAGAATACCTGTTGGAACATCCTTTTTATCAGAATTATCCAGCAACCAGTATTCTTGTATAATTTCGATGGAATCCCTCGTTTCTACGCCTCTAAGATACCGTCTCTGTATTCCGCGGGAGGTCAGTATACTAAACATGTCAAATACGGTCTCATCAAATAAACCACGTCTGACACACCCCTCTACAACCTCTCCTATCAGTTGGGACGTGCAACCACATCCAACATCATCCGACATAAGGTAGCAGTCATCAGCGTCCCAACTCTTATAATAACCTTCGTCCTCATAGATCGAGCACATGATATGCAGCAGGACCAATAAACCTTTTGCACCAAACTCACCCTTGATGAGCTTTACTTTTTTATCCCGGAAAAACCCGACGTCAAAAGGGAAGTATTCAATACCGCTCTTTTTCGGTCTCGCCATTTTCCCCCTAACTGTACGGCCTGATCGTTACCTCTACATTGGCACTCTCTCCATACATTTTAATTACGTCCAGATGAACCACCTGGGTATCGTCCTTATAAGCTACCCCGTTAAGGGCATCCAGTACAACCTTCGCGATATTATCCGCGTCTGGCTTCTTTGTGGGCCATATTTGACCGTTAAGCATCCGCTCCCGGTTCCTCTCTTACTTGTACTCTTTGGCGGCTCGTATACGGCGGATATACTGACTTTTAACGCCTCTTCCTTATTCCACAGCTGCCGGCTGTTTTCCCAGTACATAGTCTTAATCAGATTTTCGTACAGCACTGTTTGAGCTGGCGTAAATGACTGTGTATAACCGGTCCTGCGGTTATGGACCGTTCTGGCCCTGGCCTTCCCCTGCGGAGGGCCAGGGATCACAAAACGTACTTCCATGGGCTTAACCGATCACGGTAATCTTTTCAGCAATTTCTTTATCCATTACACCAAGAGCAGTATAAAAATACCCCTTAATGTTGGCGATTGCCTCGTTACGCCATAGCTTGTTCTCTGCTTCAATGAGTTTAAACTCCGGCCGGCCGCCGTCCTTGATGCGGAATACAAACTTGCTGGCAGGCTGCCCTACTTCCTGGAAGGTCCGGTAAGGAATGAGGATGCAGGGATTTGGAACAATTACATCCTCCAGGGCAGCAATGCCGGTTTTGATGGTGGTCTTTTGGGAAATGCCATCGTCTCCATAATTGGCCGTCGTTTTCGCCTCGACATTACCCGCTACCTGCAAAATTGCCTGTAGATCGGGATTACTCTGGAAATTGGCCTGAAGCTCGATAACGAAGCGTTCCTGATCGTACCAGCTGTCAAACCGGAACTCGGATACATTGGCATCACACGTGAAAAGATACTCTCTTTTACGCTCTGTATCCAAACCAGACATTAAAGTCACTTCCGTTGGACTCTCTACATACAAAATCATATCGCTCGGAAACTCAATCGCCTTATAGGCGATATAGTCCACCATTGCTGTCAATGTAGCTGCCTTAATTGCAGATGCCTTCGGGATCTCGTCATACCGCTTAAGGCTCTTATTTGCGTATGTATGCCCGCAAATATCAAGTACCTCCGTGGCGGACATATCTTCTCCAAGTCCTACCAGATAATGCAATGCTGCTTTGATGTTGTCCATGTTTCCTCCTTATTCTGCAGCCGCTGCTTTCAGCGGACGTACAATTCTCGGCTCAGTTGCCGGCGCCGGTACTGCCTGGTTTACAATCTCCCCTGTGGTCGGATCAAAAGTCCTGCCTTCCTGGTCGACGGTGAGCTGTCCTTTAATCTGCTTGTCGTACTCCGTAATCTCTACGGCGCCGGTTCTGATATCCTTCCCCATCACCACCGTCGTCTTGATCGAGTCAGCCGGTACGAGTGAGGCCTTTGCGGAGATCTCCGTTTTAACAAGTGTGCGGTCCTCGTTCGGTTTAAAGGTGATCGTAAGATTCAACTTACGAGCCTTTTCCGCATCCGTGTTCGGATCGTGGACGTTCCGGGTGATCTCCTGCAGGACACGGTTAAACTGCTCTGCCAATGCTCCTCCACAAAATGTTTCTAAGTTTATTTTTCCCATGTTGCTCCTTTCTGCCCTGGCCAGGGGCGTGTTGATTTATGCTCTCAGTATCGTGACATACCGGACACATCAGTTAAAAAATGACTGCTGGACAGATTCTTCTGTCTCTGCTTCGACTGTTTGATCTCGTTGTGGTTCCTCATCTGCCTCCGTGACTGTTGCTTCCGCATCTACGGTATTATCCGGATCATTATCTACATATTCAGCGGTTCCGTCCTCGTTAATTACTGCCATATCGCCATCATAGGCTTGTTGCATTTCAATGCTCATGATCCCCCATTTGCTTATGAGTTGCCGCAGCATTGTCTTGATCGCCATTCCGTCAAAATCCTTATACCAAAAGGAAGAATACTTCCACTCATCATTTTTCGGATATTTCCCTGCTTCATAGTCTGCAAAAGAAACCCTTTGCCATTTTGGATTATCACTCTCCACTGCATTAACATGAAATGCCTGTGAGTACTTATCCGCATGAACAAGCATCTTCTTTTTAGACCAGTACATAGTCTTTCTGAATCCGTTTTTATATTCAAACATGGCGTAATATCCGATAGTTGAAGCTTCCTCCCGGAGAACATCATCTTCAATCAGATTTACCTCGATTTCTTCGCTAAGAGGATCATATCGAATCAGCTCTCCTTCTTTGATCGCCAGAACATTTAGGTTTTTATAGTAACCGGAACGGATCGCAAGTTGTATGTAACCTTTATATCCGAGCTGGAACTGCGCTTCTTTACACCCTTTGTTCTTGTTATTGAACGGAACCATATAGAACTGTCCCAGCTGCGGTGATGGAGAAAGATTAAGAGCTTCCCCCAGTAGCGCCGCTGATAGAATGCTCTGATTTGTGCATTCCTGGAGCGCCGGCGTAGTCTGCACCGCTGATACAATACTGGAGATAAACCGGGTACCGTTCTTTCCGCCCACTACTTTATTGATTTGATTCTTGACAGCATCCTGCGTGAGGTACGCCGTCATACCCATTTTCTGCTGGCTCTTTGCCAGGCTGTTTCCTACTGCCATCTATGCAATCTCCTTTCCGACCGGCCCGTACTTAATGCCGTTGATTTTCAAAAATTCTTTCAGCAGGTCAATTTGTTCTTTTGTTCCGGAAACCCGGAATTCCACCGTGTAGCGCTCCTCTGCAACCGGAGCGGAAGGTTTCTGCTGTGCCGGTACCGGAGCTATTGTTCCAGAAGGTTTTGCTTCTACGGCCTTATTTGCGGCCTCTCTATCCGATGCAGCACGCGCCCGGCGTTCTTCGATCCGCTTGGCTACCTCTTCCAGGCGGGCATTCTCCCGGAGCGCTTCGGATAAATCAAGAGTCCGGATGTAAACGTCCTTGACCTGTAGTTCGTGTGTGGTCTGCAGCTGATCAATTGTATCCAGGTCGCCGTTAACCCGATCAAAAAGCTGTTGAATTTCCTCTTTTATGGATTTCATGGACGGGGAAGCATTGAGGTATTCCGGCCGCAGCACCCGGGTAAAAGG